ATGACCGACAAATCTGAGAATTTCCGAATGATAGCAGTCCACTCCTGGATAGCAGCGAGTTTCTTTTCGGACGATTCCATTTCGGACAACAGCACGTTCAAGCGTTCTGCTTTCTCAGAACGGGTCTGCTCATTTTTCTGTGCCAGCAGCATAAAAGTATCTTCATTGATTTCCCCGGTGTACTTATCCTCATAGAGCTTTGCGGTCAGGTCCTCCAGCTCCTGCACTTGACGGCGCAGTTTGGTAATCTCCCGTTTAACAAGAGTGAGGTGTGATTGGTCGGAACCTGAAATCTGTTGCTTTAATTTTTCGGCCACAGCAGTTTCATTTATGGACACGGACTGAGCATGGGTTCTGATTTCTGCCGTCACAATCCTTGCCAGTGTCTGCTCAAAAATCGTATGCCGTGAACACTCGCTTCCGGCGGAACCATTATTCCGTCCACAATGGTAGGATACATAATCCTTACTGCTGCCGTCCTTTCGGTACTGCCGCTCTTTGCTTGCAACAAGTGGTCCCTTGCAATCCGCGCACATGAGTTTACCTGAAAAGAGGTAATGGGCTGGAGCGCTTCTTTTTGAGACCCGGCGTGACGCTCTTGTATTGACCTCCTGCACTGCATCCCACATGGTCTGCGAAATAATAGCCTCATGCGCTCCGTCAAAACATATATGCTCAGAATCCGGTTTCCGTACCATGGTACTGTCCTTGTAGGAACGTGAACCAAGATAATTCATAACCAGTTTGCCCAGATAAACCTCATTGCGCAGAACGCTCATAACAACTGTGGTACTCCAGGTAGAGGGACCTCTGCGACGCTCCTTGCCGTTCTGCTGATACCAGTAAGCCATGGGCGGGAGAACTTTTTTCTGATTAAGCAGAGCGGTGATTTTGCTTGTGGACATTCCCGATGCCCTCCGTTCAAAAATGCTTCTGACAACACCAGCGGCATATTCGTCAATAACCAGCTTGTACCTGTTTTCGGTACTTTTGCGATAGCCGTATGGAGCTTTGAAGGAAAGGAATTGCCCGCTCTTCTTTTTAGCAAGTAAAACGCTTTTGACCTTATTGCTGAGATCACGCAGATGATAGTCATTCATCAAGCTGCGGAAGTGGAGCATATCAGTATTATCGCCCTCGCTGTCCAAACAATCCAGAACAGAAACGAACCGGCACCCCAGGCTTGGAAACACAACATCTGTATAATGTCCTACCTCCACATAATCCCGGCCCAGCCGGGACAAGTCTTTAACCAGAATCAGATTGATGATTCCCTTGCGGGCGTCCTCCAGCATCTCCAGAAATCCGGGCCGTTGAAAGTTTCCTCCGCTGAATCCATCGTCCACATAGGACTTTGTCTCGACCCAGCCATTGAGCATAGCAAATTTGGAAAGCAGCTCCCGTTGATTTTCAATACTGACAGATTCATCTGCTGGAATATACCGTGAGGACTTGGCAGAATTGGAGGCATCATCTACGCTCAAACGGCAATAGATACCAACGTTATATATTGGATTCATCCTGCTGCCTCCGTCTCTGCCATTACAGCATCAACATTTCCGACATACCGGTAAAACACCTTCACCTCGCATGTGCGGGTATTGCCTTGTTTTGTGGTTTCTCCAACTTCAATGCGGTCCACCAGTTCAAACAGTATTGTTTCGTCCAGAGCTTCGATGTTTGTGTAGCGCTGGATGATCTCGGCCCAGCGTCTGGCGTCCTGCCGGTTTTCCAACTGTGCTTTTACTTTCCGCTCCAAATCAGGGAGTGCAGCGGCCTTTTGCGCCCGCTCTGCTTCATACTTCTGGACCAATGTCTGAAAAACTGCCTGGGGTACAACTCCAGTGCATTTGTCCTCATAGAGATTTTTCATAAGTCGTTCCAGCTCTATAACGCGGGCGGATGCAGACCGTAATTCCTGCTCATAGGAAATCAGGCGGTTGTGCTGTTCCTGATCTTTGATCCGGATAATTTGTGCCAGCATACTTTCGCGGTCGTATTCCACACACTGCGCTTTCTCCCGTATATCAGTGAGGACAAGCTCATAAAGAGCGTTTTCACTGATGCTGTGAATGGTACACGCTGATTTTCCACTCTTGGCATAGCTGCTGCAAATGAAATAGCTGTACCGCTTCGCTCTGCCGTCTCTGGCCGTAGATCGGTCGATTTTGTTCCGCATCTTAAAACCGCAGTCCGCGCAGTAGACAAGGCCGGTGAAGATGCTTTTGATTCCGTCTGTGGTTGGTGTTTTCCGTACCCGCTTCTCCCGGATGCTGACCACGGTATCCCACGTCTCACGGGAAATGATCGGCTCATGGGTTCCTTCCACACGAATCCACTCTTCTTCCGATTTTCGTACCAGCTTGTGGGATTTGTAGGACATACTCCCGAATTTCCCCTGCACAAGATTCCCGATGTACACCTCATTCCGCAGGAGAGTTTTGACCGTAGTGTTGGACCACATATTGATTGACCGGTGCGGATTGGCCTGCCCCCGCGCCTGATAGTACGCCTCCCTGGGAGACTGAATCCCCTCGTCGTTCAATGCCGCGGCAATCGCAAAATATCCCATACCGGAGGCCCGCATTGCGAAAATCCGGCGCACAACCGGAGCCGTTTCTTCGTCAATGATAAGATGGTGTTTGTCGTTCGGGTCCCGCAGATAGCCGTAAGGTGTGTAGGACCCCATGTACTTTCCATTTTCCGCGCAGGCTTTTTTGACCGCTTTTACTTTTTTGCTGGTGTCCCGGCTGTGGAACTCGTTGAACAAGTTCACAAAGCACATGACATCATTGCTGCTGTCACTCTTCTCCGTGTCCACACCGTTGTTCAGCGCAATAAACCGGCATCCAATCGACGGAAACAGGTAGTCGGTGTACTGGCCGAACTCGATGTAGTTCCGACCGAAGCGTGAGAGGTCCTTGACCAGAATGACATTGATCCGCCCGGATTTGGCGTCGGCAATCAAACGCTGAACACCAGGGCGCTGGAAGTTCGTTCCAGAATACCCGTCGTCGATGTAGACGTCGATCTCATTCCATCCTCGCTCCCGGACGTACCGTTGAAGCAGAAGCTTCTGGTTTTCAATGCTGACGGATTCGCCCTCCCGCTCGTCGTCGTTGCTTAGTCTGCAATAAATGCCCACATTGTATGTCTTTTCAGCCATATCATTTTACCTCCCGGCTTATGTATTCATACCTTGTGCGGCGGATGGCTCCCATCGGATTACTCCGATACTGTGATTTTACATTAGGAGCTAATGCCGCGCAAGGATGCGGCCAGCCGCAAGGTCTATGTAGCTGCTAAGTCGCAGGGCAGGAGGACAGTTCCGTCATAGCGCGGCGGACCGCCAGCTGCTCCAGCGTCTTTCCCAGGTCCTTCTCACCGGTAAATACGCTGGTCACACGATAGAGCGTGTTTCCAATCTTGACCTCTCTGTAAGAGGAGGTAGAGGTTTGATTTGCCATAGGTTGATAGCCCTCCTTTGTATGAAAAACTGCATGAAGCAGATTGCTTCTAAAAATGCAGCCGCGCCGGAAAATGCTGATGCCGCATGACATAAAGCGGCGGTGTTCCGGCGCGGCTGACTGATTTGTCGATTTCTACAGACCGTCGTATTTGCCACGCGCCCCCGGCGGGAGGGGATACTGTAAGCCGCCCTTTGCAGGGCTGTCATAACTCCACAGCGCCGTGTCAAACGTGCGCCGCAGGGTTCCGTCTCAAGTCTATGGACGGGCGTGAGCAAGTGTCATTATCCCCTGCGCAGTCATTGCGCCCAGCGTAACGAACCGGGTCCGGAACTTGCGTAGATCGCTCGGCCAGCTTATTCTTCACCTCCTGAAGCTGGCGGTCTTGGCGGCGCGTCCCGTGTCGCTTGTGCGCAGGTTTTGTGCTTACAATACCGTATATTCAATTTTCAATCTCCACGAAAGGATAAGGGGAAAATGCGCCTTTCACCTATCACAGAAAAAGGGGCTGTTTTTGAAGGTCGATTGCCGTCAAAAGAGAATTGTTTACAAATTGTTTACAATTATCTCTTTAGCCTTTGCTATTGAAAGGTATATTGCGCGAGGGCTAACCCCTTCCAGTGCTGCGATTAAATCGACACTTTTCTCCTCAACGCAGAGCATCCAGAGGCGATGGTACTGAATATCTGTCAACATCACCTTAATCTGCTGGAGTAAACTGTTTTTCTGCTGTTTCTGCGATGAACTCAGAAGCGGAAAAAAGAAATCATCCTCCGCAGACTGCGCAGCAATCTTCTGAGCCGTGCCCAGAGAAACACATTTATCGTAGTAGCTCCGCCCAGCAGCCTCGGTGTCTTGATAATCACCATCGGAAAAAGCTTTCCAAAAACAGAATTCTTCTTCAGTGTCAAAATCTTCACGGGTCAGACGTGTATGTACACCGGTAACACTGGGACACACAATGGCGTCCTGGTCCAGCTTGTTCAATGCGTAGTCGCTTTTTGGGTTAAACATAAAAACCTCCAGAAATTTGAATTTTGAATCAAATTTCTGGAGGGGGGAGCGCGGGCTTGATG